CTGCGTGGGAGTTCTCCACTGACATTCTGTATAACGAAAGTCGAGGCGCAATCATTCATTCGCTTGAATTGGTGTCGTTGCCTGGACGGAATGCAATCGGCACAAATCCGCAGATTCGTACATCGTATTCACTTGACGGCGTGACTTGGAGTGTTGAAAAGCCAATCAACATCAGCACTGTTGGCCATTACACTAAACGTCTTGTTTGGTTTCAGCAAGGAGCAATGAGAAATTGGCGAATCCAACGGTTTAAAGGTAGTAGCGACGCTAATCTTGCTGTTATCAGATTAGAAGCAAATATTGAGGCATTGAATGTCTAGAAAACGTCCATTAACTCGTAACCAACTTGCAGAGTTTTTGCCTAACCACGAGGCTATCAAAGCATTTGAGCGTTTAATGGACGAGGTTTATAATTTACTTCCTGAAGACGTTGCAGCGCTCACTCAGGCGATTCAAGACGGTTATTTAAAAACATTGGCAGTTCGCGCTATTGCTGAATCAAACTCAGGAAATACCAAGCAATTCGACTATATTGATTTCCCTGAGTCAATGACTCCTGCATCACAGGCAAGGCGCATATTTTACGACGATGGAGATGGAACGCTTGAACTTGTGCTAAAAGGTGGTAATGTTTCTTCTAAGCTTGGGCAAGGCGAGATACAACGTTGCTTTAACGGTTCTGCAACAACAATGGCTCGTGGTATTGTTGTTCAAATTACAGGTGCTCAAGGCAATCGAATCAAAATTGATCGCGCTAAGGCAGACGCAGAGGCTACGTCTAATCATACATTTGGTTTTGTTGCTGAAACAATAGCAAATGGTGCTGAAGGTTATGTAATAAATTCAGGGTTAATTAAAAAAATTAACACAATTACAGACTCTGATGGAAATTCTTTGGCTGCTGGAGATACGTTATATTTATCTCCGTTAACTTCTGGTGGATACACAAAAGTAAAGCCAACATCGCCAGATCATCTTGTGATCGTCGGTTTTGTTGTACGTGTTCACGCAAGCGTTGGCGAAATTTTCATTAAAATTGATAATGGTTATGAGCTTGATGAATTGCACAACGTTTATCTACCATCACCTGTTTCTGATAATGCGTTAGTTTATAACGCAACAAATACAAGATGGGAGGCAGGTCCTGTAATCAAATCTGGAACCTACACGCCAACGCTCACAAATGTAACGAACATCGCTGCTAGTACAGCCGCAGTGTGCCAATGGATGCGCGTTGGTGACGTTGTTACAGTGAGTGGGTCTGTTGATATTGACCCAACGGCCGCTGGCGATTGTACGTTGCGTATGTCGCTTCCTGTGGTTAGTAATTTCACAGCAACATCACAGGCAGGCGGTACATTCTCGACTAGGGCGGCATTGCAAAAAGATACAGGCTCAATCGCTGCAAACGTAACAAACGATGCAGCCGAGTTTTTTTTCAATGCTGCAAACATTGCTAACGCTACATATCAATTTACTTTCACTTATCAGGTGCTGTAATGACTGAAACAGTTAAAAATATAATACCGCGAAAATTTGCAGAAAATGTGCAAACATCTCAATACACTGCTGTTGATTGCAAAACGTTTATAACAAAGTTTACAGCAACAAATAACAGTGGAAGTGCAGCGGCTTTGAGTGTTAATATTGTTCCAAATGGAGGCACTGCGTCCACGGCAAACAGAGTGCTCAATGCTCGTGTTATTGCGGCAGGCGAATGTTATCTATGTCCTGAATTAGTAGGTCAGGTTTTGGAGGCTGGAGGATTTATTTCCACGCTTGCCGGTGCTGCATCTGCAATCACAATAAGTGCGTCAGGGAGTGAGATTGCGTGATTTTCATTGAAAATGGCGATGAAAATGATTTGAAAGTGTTTTTTGACGCTCACAATGGTCGGTTGCAGATTGATTTTGATTTGTTCAAACAGATACTTTATGATTGGAAGGTATATGTAATTAAGAAAGATTACCCAATTGCGGTGGTAATTGAAAAAGATGGTGCGGCGCATATTGCTGCATGCCCCAATCAAAAAGTTGGCATTTCCACAATACGCAAGGCTGCAAAAATGCTGAATGTTACTAAATCGACAGTCGAAAATGAATACAAAAAAGGTCACGCGCTTTCTAGGCGTTTAGGTTTTAATGTTGAAAAAGTGGAAAACGGTGTTACGTTTTATTCTGCGGGGTATGTATGAGTGTTAAAAGTATTGTCGGCGGTGCTCTTGGTTTCGCTGTTGGTGGTCCTGTTGGCGCAGCCGTTGGTGCAGGCATTGGCGGTTCTATGGATGCATCGAAGCAACAAGCGCAGGCTGCAGAGTCAGCGGCTGCTACTCAGGCTGGAATGGCTCAAGAAGGTGTTACAGAACAGCGCAGACAATTTGATAAACTTATCGAACTCATGTCTCCTTATGTGACGGCAGGGAAAGGTGCAATGGAACAACAGCAAGCCCTGCTTGGTCTCGGCGGTGAGCAAGCGCAACAGGCTGCAATTGGCGCAATTGAAAAGTCACCATTTTTTTCTGCTTTGGCACAACAGGGCGAAAATGCTTTGTTGCAGCAGGCTAGCGCAACAGGTGGTCTTCGCGGCGGGAATATTCAAGGCGCGTTGGCTCAATTTCGTCCTGGATTGCTAAATCAAATGGTTCAGCAACAAATGGTTAATCTTGGCGGTATTTCTCAATTAGGACAAGCGTCAGCAACAGGTCAAGCAGCGCAAGGTATGCAATCAGCTGCTAATATTGGTAATTTGTTGTCACAACAGGGGGCGGCGATCGCTGGCGGTCAATTGGCACAAGGGCAGCAAATGCAGAACACATTGAGAAATATTGGCGGACTTGCTGGTATTGCTGGCGGTCTTGGTTGGAATCCGTTTGGCTCAAAATCCGCAACTGCATCAATGCCGAGTAAAGGATAAATCAATATGCAGCCTATAAATTATATTCCACAGAATCAAGCAAGTTTTTTGCAAGATTTTGCAAATATGTTTCAAGTTGGCGCTGGAATCCGTCAAATTCAGCAGCAGCAAGAGCAGCAAAAGTTAGCGCAACAACAGGCAGAGCAATATAAGATTGATTTGCAGTCTGCGATGCAAAACCCTACTGCGGAAGCATTTGGGCAATTGGCGCTGAAATATCCAGGACAGCGAGAAGCAATTATTTCGTCTGGTAAATTGATTACTGACGCACAACAAATATCTGCGTTCAATGATGCTTCAAAAATTTTCAACGCACTTGAGACTGGGAATAAAGATGCGGCATTAAGGATTGCCACAATCAAACGTGACGCATTAAAAAACGTAGGTCGTAACACAGAAGATTACGATTCTATCATTGAGGCGATCAATACTAACCCGCAGGCTGCAAAGGCAACTGTCGGGCTAATTGGCGCTTCTATTGACCCGAAAAAGTGGACTGAAACATTCAAAGCTGCGCCTGAGATTGAAGAGGCAAAATCAAAAGCGGCGCAAGCGGCGACAAAAGCAAAGTTTGCCGAGTCTGAGGCCGTGCTCGATTTGCAGAAAAAAGGTTGGGACATTACTAAAATTCAAGAAGATATCAAGATTTCAAAAGAAAACAATCGTATCGCTGCGTTAAACGCTCAAATTGCAAGAGAAGGAAATGCGCTGAAGCGTGAAGAAATGTCAATAAAGCTGCAAGAATTGAAAGACAAGCGGGACGAAGTAATCAGAAGTAAAACTTCCGAAGTAGAGTCTGCACGGTTCAACATCGATAACATGCTAAACACTGCTGATAGAGTTCTCCAAAACCCGTCTCTTATTCTGTGCTTGGTCCAATTCAAGGACGTTTGCCTGCTGTGTTGTCTGACGAAGCAAACGATGCTATCGCATTGATTGACACGCTCGGATCTCAGGCTTTTTTGTCTCAGATTCCAAACGTAAAAGGAATGGGTGCCTTGTCAAATGCTGAAGGTGAAAAACTACAAAGTGCATTGCAGAATCTTTCTCGCAAGCAATCTGAAGAGCAATTCAGAAAGAATCTAAGCGAAGCGCAGCGTTTAATGTTGAAGGCCAGAAAAAACATTTCTACTCGCTTCGGTGTTCCGGACACTGTTCCAGATACACCGGCGGTTCAACCTAGTACACAAGATATTGATGCAATACTCAAAAAATATGGTGGTTAATAATGGCTACTCTGCAACAACTTGAGCGCGCGTTAATTAACGCAGACAAGGCCGGTGATACTGACGCAGCGCGTAAACTTGCTGCAGTAATTACTCGCGCCCGCAAAAATGCGTCATTGCAAATACCAGATACACAAGTCCCTGAAACTGTACCTACTCCTGTTCAGCAAAGTATTGGTGAACAGTTAATCGGCGCTGGTGATGCTGCATTGGCTGCTAGCACTGGCGCAATTGGCGGTACTGTTGGCATGATTGGCGGCACACTAAAAGGGCTTGCAGAGCAGATTTTGTCAGGTCAGTTTGGAACTCCGCAGGCTGCAAGGCTTGTCGAACAGTCTGCAGCAAAAGGCGCTGAGGCTCTTACCTATGCACCACGTACACAAGCGGGGCAAGAGCAATTAGAAACTATCGGTAAAGTATTTGAGCAAATTGCGCCAATAACTCCATTAACAGGAGAGCTAGGTATGATTGCTCAAGCTGCAAGAGCAGCAAGGCCAGCATTACAGGCAAGAGCAGGCATTGCCGCAGAAGCAGCGCAGCAAGCCGCGCAAGCGGTCAAGCCAGCAGTCCAAAAGGCTGTCACCGCAGTGCGTGAAAAAGTAACGCCTGCGCAACGTGGATCGGTAGGTGCTGCTGCAACGCCTTTAGAAGTTCAACGAGCAACTGAAGCACAAATGGCTGGCCTTCGACTATCAGAAGGTGAGGTTAAAAGGTCTCCAGAATTATTAGCATTTGAAAAAGAAAAAGCTAAAACTCCAGAGTATCAAGCGCCTTTTTTAGAACGGCAGCAAGAGAATAACCGTGCGGCTTTGGCAAAATTAAATCAAGTTCTTGATAGTACAGGAGCAGAGACGGGCGATTATTCAAACACTGGAATTAAAGTTGTTGATACATTGATGTCCGGCTGGAAAAGTGAAAAAGAAAAAACAGGAAGTCTTTATACAAAATTCAGAAACTCAAAAGAAGCTCAGCAAATAGTAGATGCATCTCCTGTGCTTGATTTCTTGAATAGCCAGGCTAAAAATGTTTCTGGTGTTACCGGCGTTCCTGATACTGCAAGGCAAAACGCAGTAAATTTAGGAATTGCAAAAATAGATGATTCTGGAAACCTTGTCACTAACCCGTCTGTAACATTAGGACAGTTAGAAGATTTTAGGCAATCTGTTTCTGCAATAAATGCAGCAAATCCAAATGACAAGCGGCTTGCTGCTTTACTAAAGAAAAATATTGATATTGTTGGTGACGAAATCGGAGGAAGTATAACAAAAGAAATGAGGCTGCAAAGGCAAAGGCAAGCGCAAAAATATGAAAACCGCGCAATTGTTTCTCGTTTGCTTCTTGAAAAAAAAGGAATGTCAGACCCGCAAGTGCCAATTGAAGAAGTTTTTAAAAAAACAATTTTATTGGCGCGACCTAGTGAAATACAGCATATAAAGCGTGTTTTATCTACAATCAAAGACAACGAAGGCCAGCAGGCATGGAAAGAGCTGCAAGGCGCAACTGTTCGACATTTGATTGAGCAAGCTGAGTCTGGAATTGGCGCTGATAACCTTCCTGTAATTTCTTCAGCAAAGTTAGATAAAGCATTAAAAGACATTGATAAAAACAACAAATTGAACTTGGTTTTAGGTGTTCAGGCAGCAGAGCAAGTAAGAAATTTAAATCAAGTTTTGAAATATATACAATCAACGCCGCCGCTAACATCAATAAATAATTCTGGAACAGCTAGAACTATTGCAGCGTTGATTACAGAATCAGCGTTACAAGGTGCTGCTTTTGGCGTTCCAATCCCCGTGATTCAAGGCGCAAGGTTTTTGCGTGACAACATAAAAGATAGAAAAATTAAAGCGAGGATAACAAAGGCCTTGAATTATAATCCGATTAAAGACAAAGAAAGCTTTAGATAAATAATGGTTCAACTCGCTAAAACACCGTTCGAAGTTTATTACGACATCAACGGCACACCTCTTGAAAATGGTTATTTGTATTTCGGCGCTTATGGCCTAAATCCCGAAACAAACCAAGTTCAAGTTTACTGGGATTCTGGCTTTACGAATATTGCATCACAGCCCATTCGCACTGTAAATGGCTATGCCGACTTGAACGGCTCGCCTGCAAAAATTTATGTGCCTGGCAATTACTCAATCACGATTAAAAACAAACGCGGTGAACTTGTTGCATCCTCATTATATGAGGAAGTCGAATCGACAGAAGCGGCAGACGGTGCAAACAACTCATATCCTTATGTGATTAGCGGCCTTCTTCCGTCTCCACCAGCCGGCGGATGGACAACTAGAACAGCAACATTTCAAATTGGTGTGGCATGGGTTGAAGGCATCCGCGTTGAATTCCCAGGCCAGACTATTACATTTGCAGCAAATACTTATACTGATGTGTATATAGACAAAGCTGGCCAGTTATTTACAAAATCAAATGCTACTTATTGGCTTTTAACAGAAGAAAACGATAAAGCAAAAATTTGCCGTGTACAAACTGACGCATCTAAAATAACAGGTTTATCAGATATGAGGAACCGCGTTACTTCTGACCGCGTTTATGTTCCTGAAGCGTCTTTAGATTTTAATAAGATCCTAGGCGATTTTGATATTCCAAAAACAACGCTTTCTTACGCACCTAATACATTTTTTAATTACGGCGCAAAAGTAAAAATTGGTGACAATCTTTATATCAACTTACAAAGCGGTACAACTGGCGCAGCAAGTGCACCGTCTGGTTATGTTGGCCCGACATGGGATCCAGTATTGGAGCAATATGTATTTGTTGATGGCTCTTGTAAATGGTATTTCATTGCTGAGTTTGACATGCAGGGCGCATACAGGTGGGGCGTAAATAACGGTGTTGTTTGGTATTTTTCTAACGTTGGCGCTTATTACATTTTAGATCGACTTAGCAATACAAGAATACAAGAATATTTAGAATCTTATATTTTTAATTTAATTACGCGATGGGCTTCAGGTGTAACAATTCAAAAAGGTATGAAGCGTTACATTAACGGAAACGTGTACAAATGCACTATTGCCGGAACAACTGGAGCTACAGCGCCAAGCGGAACTGGTGCAGCAATTGTTGATGGCACGGTAACGTGGAAATATATATATCAGCACGTTGGAGAATATCCGGCATGGTCATCCGGTCAAGCAATAACAGCAGGACAGCGTAGGACCTCAAGCGGCAATATATATCAAGCCAATACAACAGGCACAACAGGAGCAACAGCACCAACTGGAACATCTGACAGCATCAACGATGGTGGTGTGACATGGGCTTTTTTAAATCCAATTGGCGTATTTTCTCAAGGCTCAGATTGGTATGTGCATGACGTACAGACAGACCGTTATACAGTCAGGCCCGCAGATTCTCACGATGCCTATGCGTCCTCTTTGCTCCGATTGGTTGCTCAATGGTTAAAAATAAAAAATGATTATTCTTGGCTTAATTTAACCAATGTTCACGGACAAACAAACTTAACAACGCTTAAAAATGTTGCGTTTGCAAACCTTGCCAGGTGCCAAAAAACTTATACTGCTTGGTCTGTTTCTACTGCATACACTCGCGGTATTTATCGAGAAGCTAATAACTCTGTTTATCTGTGCGTTACTTCTGGCACATCAGCATCAAGCGGGACTGGACCGAGCAGCACAGACCCAACAATCGTTATCAACGATGGAACATGTCAGTGGCGTTATCAATACCCGCTAGCTCAAGGCTTGATTACGACATTTCAGAACGAATTGCACAGCAATGCGGTGGATAAGTGGCCTGTGTGCTATTTGCAGGACAACTGCGAAAACTATAGTGGTTTGAAAGCGTTTTCAGACATGCTGGCGGCCATCGGCGATGCAGACACTACATACTATGGAAACATAGCTGCAGGCGTTGCCGTGGGAGTTAAAGGGCTTTATCTGACAACAACAAAAGAATGGCGGTTTGCTGATAATGCGTTGACAGTAAACTCTGCGTTTTATCCAGATATGATGGCTGCAATATTTCCAGAATTGCACCAAGTTCCAGTTGGAGCATCTGCGGAATTAACTGCTGATATGTACGGTCATGGATATGAGTTTGTGAACCGTGTATTTCCTTCATGGTGGAATCGTCACCCAGATACTCTTGCTTCACTTGTGATTGCTTATGTTGCTGTTCGGTATCGTCAAGAGCCACGAAAAGGAGCGGTGGCGCTTGAGCATGCAATGGCGCACCATTTGCGTCAAGGTTTACCGCAACTTGGTACTTTTATGTTTTCAGATTTGTGTTATGCATTCTCCATGCGGTCAATGATTGTGAGTCCGCTAGCAACGCAAGGTGAGCTATCATTATGGCAAGGTAAAGCACGCGGCAACCTTGAATTTGTTGATGATGGAATTTATGATTTAGGCACTACAAACAATAGGCCGAGACGTTTAATTGCGCGTGAATTTGTTGAGATGCAAGAAATGGCAGCAACGCCTAGCCAACCATTAGCAAATCGCGCAAGGCTTTTTACACGAGATAATGGAAGCGGTAAAACGCAATTATGTATTTTATGGCCAAGCAATGTAGTTACTGTTATTTCCACCGAGCCATGATAAAAAAAATTATTTATTTACTGTTGCTTTTTTTCTACATCGATGTTTTAGCACATATAGAAGCATTTACTGAGTTTAGGTACTGCGGTGAGCCTTTACGCGATAAAAACGGCAAGATTAAACGCAACACAAAAGTAATAAATAAATTTAAAGAGTTACACCCATGCCCGTCGAACGGAAGCACAAAAGGCGCGTGCGAAGGGTGGGCAATTGATCATGTAATACCGCTTGCGTGCGGCGGATGTGATGCAGTTTCAAACATGCAATGGCTACCAAACGAATTGAAATCAAAAGAAAAAACTGGAAAAGATAGGTTTGAGCGAGTAATATATCAAAAAGACATCAAATGTGAGTAAATGTATGAAGGCAGCATTTTATAAGGGTAATTACCGATTGTTTAACAAGCTAACGGCGTGGTGGGATAATGGTAAATATACTCACATGGAATTAGTATTCAGTGATCAAGTTGCCGCGTCGTCGAGCTTTATGGATGGCGGTGTACGCTTTAAATCTATCAAATTTGATGATTCTCGATGGAATTTTATCGAATTACCAGGAACATTATTTAGTGAACGCGATGCAAGAGTTTGGTTTGATGTTAATAAAGGTCGCAAATATGATTTTTCTGGGTTAATTAGATTTGTTGCAGACGCCTTGCCTGAAAATCGCACAAAGTTTTTTTGTAGCGAGGCGTGCCTGTCTGCGTTAAATATAAAAGAAGCTTGGAGGTTTACTCCAAATTCAGCATATATTCTTTTAAATTCAATTATTGAGGCTGCCAATGTCTGAGCAAGTATCTGATTACTTAGGTAAATTTTTGTTTTGGGGTTTGTGCGCTGTAATTACTGCTAGCGCAGGGCTGCAGTGGCAAACTTACAAAGAACAAACCTTAATGAAGCAAGAAATAACGCAAAGATTTGTTGAAATTGCTAATATTTATAAATCGCATGATGCGAGAATTGCGCGACTAGAATATGATTTAGCAGAGGCCAAGGGGCAAATGGTCGGCTGGGATACTTTAAAAAGAATAGAATTACATTTAAGTTCTTTTCCAGCTGAAAAACGCGGCGCAGCACTTGCTAACGCATTACGTGCAGAAGTTGAAACAAAGGCTAAGAAATGAATTTCGATGAGGCTTTTAAACTGGTTGTCGGGCATGAAGGCGGCTTTACAGATGACCAAAAAGACACAGGAAACTGGACAAGCGGAAAAGTCGGCATTGGTAAATTAAATGGCACGAAATATGGAATAAGTGCCGCAGCATATCCAAACATTGATATAAAAAACATCACACTTGACCAAGCAAAAGAAATATATAAACGCGATTATTGGTTAAAGTTTTATTGTGAGAAAGTTCCTTCTGATGCTCGTTTTAGCTACTTTGATGCACTGGTAAATAGTGGCCCAGGATGTAAAACACGTCAAGGCGCTGTTATTTGGCTTCAGAAAGCGCTTGGTGTTGACGCTGATGGAATCATAGGTAACAAGACTATTGCAGCTTTAAATAGCGCAAACGGCTTAAAACTTGCAATGATGTTTAACGGTTATCGCCTAATGTTTCTCACGCAATTAAACTCGTGGGGTGTTTACGGAAAAGGTTGGGCAGTCAGAGTAGCAAAAAATTTAATGGGTGATCAATGAGTCCTTTATTGTTAAATGGCGTTTTTGGAATTATTGATAAATTAATTCCAGATAACGAAAAGAAATCACAAGCACAAATTGAGATTTTAAAATTAACTCAAGAAAGCGAAGCAAAACAATTAGAAGCAGCTGTTCAGCTATCAAATAATCAAACAGAAATAAACAAAATAGACGCGACTAGTGAAAGTTTTTATAAATCAGGATGGAGATCGTCATGTGGCTGGATATGTGCATTTGGTCTTTTTTACAATTATATTTTTCAGCCTATCGCACCGTCGATTTTTCTAATATTAACAAACAAGATAGTAACGTTTCCGCAGATTGATGTTGAATCAATTTTGGCTTTGTTACTACCTTTACTCGGATTAGCTGGACTTAGAACATATGAGAAAGTTAAAAAAAGCTAAAAAAGTTTTTAAGGTTGATTACATATCAACATGACATTTGATGTTTGTTACATCTCCATAAAGATTTGTTACATCTCCTTCGATATCAGATACAAATCCTTTAATGCCAGATACATCTCCTTCAATGTTAGAAGCGTCACCTCTGATATTAGAAACATCTCCCTTAATATTAGAGACATCACCCCAAAGATAAATAACAGTGCCTTTAATATTAGTGACATCACCATAAATGAAAGAAATATCACCTCTAATATTAGAAACATCTCCCTTAATGTTAGATACAAATCCTGTAATGCCTGATACATCTCCTCTAATATTAGAAACGTCTCCAAGAATATTAGTGACATTCATATTGATTAAATTTCCTGTAATGTTAGAAACGTCACAATGTATATTACTGACATCACCATAAAGGTTTGTTACATCTCCATATATATTAGAAAAATCTCCTGTTATACCTTTATGAATCCCTGTAAGTTTTTTCATAAGTTTTTGCACTTTCTTTAAAAAGTTAAAAAGAATTAAATACAATACTTTCTAATACGTTGCTGATGTAACCTGTTATGTCTTCAGCGTATGTATATGTAATTGATAAAAACACTGTTAAAAATGCAAGCATTAATATGTTTAATGTAAGTTTTGCAAAACAATTTAAATCATGTTTTAATTTGCAATTCCTGCCTTGGTTGCAATTATTGTTACAGCACGATTTCATATCTGGCCTATAAAATTGAATTTCATTAACAACCATAGAGTAAATTTGCTCATGATTGAGCATTTTTCTTATACCGGCTAAGGTCAGGTCTTTTGAGAATCTTCGCTGCGGGAAATCATCGAGAAACTTAACAATATTGTTAGAGTTTTCATATAGACTTAAAAACTCTTTATATTCTTTTTCATTAACAGATTGTTTTGTTTGCATTACGTCATAGACGTTTAATTCTTTATACTTTCCTGTGTGGATTTTGTAGGTGTTGCATTTATCGCAACCTAAGAATGTGAATGCGCCAAAATTATTTATTTTTGTTCTACTTAGAACAAATTTAAAATAAAAGATTTCAAGATGGCCATCATTACAATGATTGCATTTTTTTAAAATGCCATGAGGAGAGCGTAAGGGCTTATCTTTTATAACCAAATATTTTGGTTTTTTAGCTTCTGTAAAAAAAAGATTTTGAATTAAACTCATTTTTCTTGCTCCGTTGTTAATTGTTAATTATTTTAACACATATTTTTCAAGTCTGTTTATTTTTGCTTTGTAGTAATTACACATACTTTGCGCGTAATCAAAATTTGACTCCATTTCCAAAAGCTTTCTTTTCGAATCTTCAAGCTCTTTAATTGCTAAAACTCTTGCGCTTGGCAGCACATAAATACTTCTTAAAAAATCAATTATTTTTTTCATTTTATTTGGTCTTTGTTTTTAAATAATTTGTTACTTGCAATATTGCGTCATCACAACCGTAGCACACTAAAACAACGTGACCGCAATTTTTTAATTTTTCTATCATTGTTTTTTGAGATTCTGATAGACTTGCTTTTGATTTCCTTTTCATTTCAATCCAAACATTATGTTCAGGTATAAACAAATCAGGAATTCCAGCCTTAACGCCTTCTTCTTTTAATTTTGCAGCTGTAACAATGTTTCTTTTCCCACCGTTTGGTATTGCAAATATTAATTTATCTGGATATGCAAGCTCAAACCACGATACAAATATTTTTTGCTCTTGATGTTCTGAAATAATAATTTTTTCAGTCATTTTTTAATATTCCTTTAGCCCACATAACGGCTATTTTATTATGTGCGCTTTCATTGCTTAAAATGGTTCTAGCCCAGTTTTTTCCATCTAATTTTTGCTCAATATTTTCTTGTTTCTTTATAGAGTCCTTTATATTTGTATTTGTTTTTTCATTTAATAAATACGGTCTATTATTTGTACTTGGAATAAATAAATATTTTGTATTTAACATTGCTGATTTAATCATTTTATTTTGCTCCTTGCTTTAAAAGTGCGTCCCACGGCGTGGCTTTCTCTTTAAGTGTTTTTATAAATGCTTTTGTTATTCCTAAAGATATGTGATGACCAAAGAGAAAATTTTTCTTTTCCTTCGGTTTTTTTAACTCTTCACCAAAGGTTTCTTCTATTGTTTTTAAAAACTTTTTTCCTTTTTCTGTTGTTTTGTAATATTTTATTTGTCTTTTTTTAATTCCATCTAATTTTGACTCACACACATAAACAAATCCATCTTCAATTAGTCTAAAAACAACTTGCCTTGTAGCTTGTAAATTAATATTAACTTTTTTCTCTAATTCAAAAACAGTATGTTTTTCTTGTAATTCATTCAAAATAAATCTTGTTGCAGGTTTAATTTTATTAATGTTCATAATGATTCATCCCGTTGCAATGTTTCATTTCATGATCAAGTATTTTTTTCGGGATTTTATCTGTGTCGTATGTAGTATAAATGTTGCAAATTCCTTCATTGAAGTTCATTAAAGTACATGCAATTACATACTGATTATGTCTGCAAATTGTTTTTATAAACTCTTTATCAACTTTATATACATTTATATCTTTTAGCTCTTCTCCTTGTTTGTACCACGTATAATATGAATCGTCAGGAACTACTGCACATCCTGCAAGCGCACAGCAAACTAAAATAAAATTAATCAACATCATATCCCCATGCCGCGTTTGTTAAAAAATCAATCAATCCGAAATCTATAAAAGTAATTGAAGTTAAAGCCTCTTTTGTTAATGATGCTTTGTAAACTTTTTCTACATCATTGCATATTATTTTTAAATCTTTTTTACTCCTTTTGACAGTTATAAAACCTTCTTTAATTTGAGAAGCATTTTCATTATTAACGACATTGCAACCATCATTAATTTTTATTTCTTGTGTCGTTCCATTTATTATTGTTGAGCATCCATTGATTAGCAAAAGAACAAAAATAATTATTTTTTTCATTGTGTTTTATGAATAACTTTGTTATTATTAATTTGCATTTTCATGTTTATTCTCCTTAGTTGCTTTCTCCGGCCTTGAGCCGGTTTTTTTTATCATTTTTAAAACTCTGTGTAATAAATTTAAAATATATGGGTTAACCTCTTCACCAGAGGATAAAGATTCATTTATTTGCCTTTCTATTTCTTTTCTTTGAACGCTCAATAGTTCTTCTTTCGCTTTTGTTCTGAGCCATTCTTTTACTAAATTTTCAATATTATTCATATTATCCTCAGTTTTTAAAGCTGCAAGAATGCAGCTATATTTAAAGATGCGTCAATATTAATTATCTATGTGTGTCAAGCATAACCTATGCTCGATTTCTTGGATGATGCTTTGTTTAAGCATGTCGTACATATCAACTTCATTAATCCAAATGCTATTTATAGTAACATTTGCAGGCCAGCCAGGGTCCACAAATGTTTGCTTTTCTCCTGGGTCGAACTCATAATCGACCGTGAACTTTAAGCCTTCGTATTCAAAAATAGTCTGTTCCATTATTTTTTTCCTCAGTTGTTAAGGTAAATTAATTATAAATTAAATTAATTAAAAAGTAAAGAAATAATTAAAAGGCAGGGTTTCCCCCGCCATTTTTTAAAATGGTACGTCATCCTCTTCAATGTCTTGCATTTGTTTTTGTCGTTGCGGAGCTTCTTTTGTTGCTGTGCTGTTTGCTGCGCTGTTATCACTTAAAAGCGTGATTTTTAATATTCTTCCTTTTAACCTTGTTTTTCCTTCGTATTCCTCGTTGTATACATCATCAAGCATCGCATAGATCTGTTTGCCTTTTGTTAAATAAGGCTCTAACGCTTCGGCTGTTTTCCCAAAAATTGTTCCTTCTATCCATTGTGTTGTTTTCTTGTCTTTATATCCAAATGTATAGCACAGAGAAAGCGTGCAAACTGCATCATTGTTTTGTGTTCTGCGAACAACTGCATCTTTTCCGATTCTAAAAACATTGCTAAACATATTAAGTTCCTTTTTTAAAAAATGTGTTTTCTAATTGATTGCTCTACTTCGTTATTAAATTCTCTAACTGTTTTTAAAAATCCTTCTGTATCATAATCTTTTGCAAAAATTCTTTTTACAAATAATTGCATGCTTTTTGGAAATCGCGGATCATAGCTAATAAAATCACACCATTTTCTTTTTGTGACAATCATTCCTAAAACCATTTGATTTATATATTCTTTTGGTATTTCTTGTGTATCCAAATATTCAAAGTGTTTTGCGCTGCTTGGACATTTAATTTCTATTAAACCGTTTTCACTTACAAGGCCATCTGGTGAATAACCTATAAATTCATTTTCTATTTTTATAAAGCCTTCTTGTTTAACAAGAACTTTGTTTTCTTCTTGATATGCTACGCGAGCCATATCCTCTTTTTCGATTCCCCACAGCATTGCCGAACTTACAAAATCGTTATCTTGCGATTCATTTGTAAGGCGTTCTACAATTAATTTTGTTTTGTATTTTTTCTTTGCTTCTGATTCGCCTGTTTTTGTTTTAGCAAAAACATTTGTAACACCTGAACCAGTTACACATCCAAGCCTAACGTTAAACCAATCAGCGCTTCTTTGTGGATATTCATAAGTTATTGTTTTGAGGTCCATTTTTATTCTTTCAGTTGTAAGTTTTTTTTAATAACATTTTTTATTCGGCTGTTAATTCTTTTTTCTTTTTGTCTTTTAATACTCTTAAAACTTCTTGCTGCTGTTTCGGCATAGTAGTCCAAACACTAGCAAGTGCATCTAACGTAGATGCTTCATCTATCTTTGCGATCCAGTCTAAATCTGGCTCGACTTTTTTTTCTGTTCTTTGGTTTTGTTGAATAGATACAGCATTACCGTCATCGTCGTCGTCTCCGACGACACAGACTAAAGCCATAAGGCTGAATCTGCGAGCGTATGTTGTCGCTGATCCGTAACCATGTGCATTAGCTTTATCAAATGGGACTTTTAAGCCAGCCGTTCTAATCCACTGGCCTGATTTGTGAAGCAGCATTTGAACGCATACAACACCGTTTTCAACCGCTGAAACGTCTTGTATAACGCTTAGTCCATGCTTCGCAAGAACAGGGACAACTGTATTGCGCACTGAAGCTAAAGAAGCGTATGAGCTTTTAAAGTGCGGGTTTTTAGAATCGAAAGCGGGGTTGTTTAGCTCGGCTTGCGCAGATGCCAGCGCAGCAGATAAATCAACGATTGATTCTGACATTTCCATTTTTTCTCCGTTTTAAAATAATTTGATTAAAAACAATACTAAAAAAAATACGCTAAAAGATATGCAGCATATTGCAGCTGAAAATATCGATACAGCTATAGTAGCTCTTGTTAAAATTTCAAGAACCACAAAAATATGATCATATTGTTTCATTTTGAATTTTTTTGTATTTTATTGCGCATGAAAGCGCCAGACTAGATATATCAGCCCACAAAGAGGCTTTTTTTTCTTTTTTTTCTTTTGATTTTACTTCTTGTAATAGAAGTAAAATTTTTGAGATTGCTGCACTTTCTTGATCAGAAAATGCTTTAATTTGATGTTTCATTTTTTTGCTCCGTTATTAATATGTTTAATATTATAAACAATGTTTTTTAATTTGTAAAGCTATTTATGTTTATGATTCTAATACATCTACAAGTTTCTGTGCGTAATGCAAAAGCTTTATAGCTTCTTTTAGCTCTTGATCTTTGCTGCCAATCCTCATCGCGTATTTTATTATATTTCCTCTGTAGAAGCCTTTTCTTTGCTCATCCGGCCATAAGTCTATAACATCCCACGGCTCAATGACCATTTGTTTGTAGTGATTATCTGTTTCCATTAGTACAGTCTCATTCCTTCAAATATTAAAATTGCCCAGCCAATTCCAAAACCAATTATTGCAAGTAATTCACCTGTTTTCATTTTTAATACTCCTCATTTATCTTCAAACATATCAAAGTGCATTAAAGCACGTTGAACAATACGAGCATCATTAGATTGGCAATCTTTATATAAAATATCTTCAAGCTCATCATATTTATCATGTGTCATCACTTCAAACGCAAGTGTTTTTCCGCGAGTATTCTCGATTGATATTTGAACAAGATCATCTATTGCATATTTAAATACGCCTACACCATTTAAAAAGGGGCCAACAATTTTAACGAATTGTTTTTTTGTCTTATTTCTCATTTTTTACCTTTCAGTTGTTACGTTGTTGATGTTTGTAATATTAAATCATCTTTTTACTTTTGTAAAGTATTAATGTAATATTTTTTTGTCTTTTAAAAAGTATTCTGCGATTTCAATTGCTTGATCGCTTAACTTTATTGCTAATTCTTCGTCTGAAGTTTTATTTATTATTTGTTTTAAAACTTCAGATGTAAATTTTAAAATGCAACACATGTCGTTAATCATGCTATCTTGTTCGTCCATTTTTATTTTTTCTTTAGAAATCAATACTAAAATCAATTGAGCTATTCGGTATTTTTAAAGAACCTTCAATTTTTTTTAGCTCTGCTGTATTACTTAAGGCTTTTTCTATTTTTTCTGAAATGGAATTATTGCTTTGTTTTACTTCGTGAGCGTTTTCAAGCCTTGTAAAAAAATTATCGCTAATTGCATCTCCGACCAGCAAAAGGTTGTTTTTTAAGCAAATTAATGTTTTTTTCTGTTTTTCTTGAAGCTCTACCTCTTCAGTTGCAACGTGAACCGCGTCAGGATACTTGTTCTGAAAAAACATATACCACGATTTTGGCATGTGATTTTTGCTTCTCATTTGAGATATCCTTCCAGCGCTCATTCCTGTGATTTTTATCATTTCTTGTGCACCACCGATAATATCAATTAATTTCCCTACATTCATTTTTTTTCCTTTTGTTAAGATATTTAAATTATATCACCAACAGTTAAAAAATTAAATCTATATTAAAAATGCTTTACTTCTTGTGATAGTGATAGTATTATAAACGCTACGAAAAAAACGGAGAAAAAATGAACGAATTAAGATTTGATGCTGCAAAAAAAGGCCACAAACAATATGACGGCAAGCCTTGCACAAAATGTGGTGCAACTCGTAGGTATGTTGTGAGTGATGGATGTGTGCATTGTTTGCGTGAAAACACATATCGGCACAGAAACAAAATACGCGCAGTATTGCAGCAGGCAAAAGAACAGGCGGTGTAATGATGTACTACTACACATTCAACATTGGCGATTATGCAAGCCATACCAAGGGGTTAACGCTTCTTGAAGATTTGGCTTATAGGCGATTGCTTGACGAATACTATCTCGCTGAACGACCGTTGAACGGATGTTCAACAACTGTTGCACGAATGATTGGAATGCGAGGTCATGAGGCTGAAGTCGAATATATTTTGCATTCATTTTTCACTCAAAATGAACAAGGCGGATGGGTAAATGACAGAGCAGACCGCGAAATTCAGCACTTCAAGTCTAAATCTGAAAAGGCTGCGCAGGCGGGGAAGGCTTCAGCGGCGCGAAGATTGAACGAACGCTCAACAGGCGTTGAACGAACGTTAAACGAACGTCAACTAACCAATAACCAAGAACCAATAACCAATAAACAAGATATAAAAGATAAGCAGCAAGCGGTACGCGCTACGCCTTCTGTAATTCATAAGCCTGATGATGTTGATGAACAAGTTTGGAAGGATTGGTTGCAGCATCGCAAGTTAAAAAAAGCTGTTGTTACTGAAACAGTTTTAAAAACGATAGAGCGCGAAGCTTTGAAAGCAAGCATGACATTGCAAGACGCTTTAGAAACGATGTGCTCACGCGGATGGACTGGCTTTAAATCCGACTGGATGATTAACGGCAATGCTCAATCAATAAAAAAACAGAAGAATGTAGGCGCATTTGATGAGTTTTTAGGAGAGCAAAACGTTATTGAATTTAACAATCAAACGGGAGAGTGGAAGTGAATGATCAAGACAAAAAAGCATTTGCAGAGATTTTGGAACCTGTTTTTTCTACATACAACAAAACTACAGACGCTCAAACACTAAAACTTTGGTTTGCTTTAATGCAAAAATACGATATACAAACATTCAAAAAAGCGATTTATTCGCATTTAACAGATTCAGAATCAGGCAGGTTTATGCCAACGCCTGCGCACATAATCGCACAAATAGAAAAAACATCAAACAAAAACAAACAATTATCTTCTGATGAAGCCTGGGCAATTGCATTGCAAGCGCTTGACGAAAGAAATACAGTTGTATGGAACGATGCGATAAGCGAAGCGTTCGCAATTGCTAAAGACGTTCTGCCGGATCGTGTTGGCGCTCGCATGGCATTTAAAAACGCTTACGAACGAATTTTAAACGGCCTAGAATCGCACGATAAGCTAAAGTGGTATCCAAGTATAGGAACGCGCAAAGAAACGCGCCAAGAGGCTTTAAATCGAGCTGTAGAGGTGGGGCGGTTAAAAAGTGAATATGTTGCAGGTTTATTGCCAGCGCCTGTTTCTGTAAACAAAGAATTGGCTGCGGTTTATTTAGAAAAATTAAAGTTAATAACTTCAAGAAAAGAAGAAAAATAGTTTACAAATTAAAAAAATTGGTTTACAATGTTAAACATTAGCATGTAACAACAGAGGATCTGTAAAAATGAATGCAATTAAAATTAATGACAGTTTAAAAATTAAATCAGTAGATGTAGTTTGGCCCGACGAACTCGGGTTTACAGTCAAGTTCAAAGTAACTCTCGACGATATACCCTATAGTCTGCACATGCAGACTCATGAAGACGGCGGGACGTACTTCACAGACGCCCCATTTTACGGGTATAAACGCGATTATAGCGATCTATACGACTTACTCAATGAAGATGACTACGACGCTCTTTTGAGCGAGTGTATGAAGATTTACATTAAATTAAAGAGCAAAAGCGGAAAATCAAAATGAATCTATCTTATAGATGGTGGGAAATATTCGAAATCATCCCCGAGGGTTGGAGAATTGACCGTAATGCAGGGTCGCCTCTGCATGGACACGTTTTCATTATCAGCGGAAGCCCCATAAAAGGTGGTAGGCGTGCGCTTCTGCGGGTTTATCCGCAGAAAAAAAGTTAAATTCAAAAAAAAGGGCGCAAGCTCATATAACAAAAGGAAAATGAAGATGAACAATACAATCACAATTAACGGAGTTAAATATCACACAGTCGTCGAGCCTCATAAAATCGAAGATCACCCAGTCAAAGGAGCGGTGATGACATGCGACGAACAGAGCATGACGCTCAGGGATTACTTTGCTGCAAAAGCGATGCAGGCGCATTGTCAGGCTCTATCTTCTTCTCAAATTTATGACAGGCATAAAGAAGTAGCAAGGCTTGCCTATCTAACAGCAGACGCCATGTTAAATGCAAGGGTGGCAGCAGCAGAGGTTGGTAAACGGATGGATAGCAAAGATGAATAATCAAAAAGTCGTAGAGCCGGTGGCGTTTGAGTTTCAGCACGAAGATACTGGACTGATTGATTTTGTTGACCCACAACAGGTTGAGTGGGGATTCCAAAAAAACAATCCGCGATGGCAGTTGATCGGCCCCGTGTTTCGTCACCCCACCCCCGCTGTGGTGCGGCAGTTGGTGGAGGCTTTGGAGATGACGCTGCCTGCTATTGAGTTTCTGGAACAACATTTCACACGCAGCAAGGAGGCCGGCACTGTCGATCTGGTCGGGGTGGTGAAAGAAGCACTCGACGCTGCGAAGGAGAATGGACTATGAGTAGGCAATGTTCATCATGCGGAGGCTTCTGCAAGCCTTCTGGTTGTGAGCGTGAGAATGTGGAGGCGAAATCCGCTGTGAGCGAAGAACCAGTGGGTTACTGGCAGGGAAAGTTCAGCCTAGACGGTGGAGCCACTCTTTATGAAGTCCCGCAAGTGTCCGCTTTTGGAAGAAGCTACCCAAACATCCCTCTATGGGAACACCCCGCCCCCGCTGTTGTGCGGCAGTTGGTTGAGGCGTTGGAACACTGCTCCGGATGGGTAGAAGCCTATGGACGGTCAGAAGCTCGTCGCAAAGTCCGAGCAGCACTCGCCGCTGCGAAGGAGGCGGGGCTATGAATCAAACCATTTTCACGCGCATCGGTTGGTGGTTGTGCGAAAAAACAGGACACCTTGGCGCATGGCGCGGTGGGTGGATCTACAACGGGCAGTATCACCGAGATTGCAAATTGTGCGGTCGAATCATCAGTGAAGACTGTAAGCAGACGGGGGGCAGTGATGAGTGACCGTGAACTGTTAGAACTGGCAGCGAAGGCTGCTGGTATGTCTGACTGGGCTTATGTTGAGAAATGGGGGTGCATGTCTAAAATCCGACATGCTGGTGGATTCTATTTCGACAAAGATTGGAACCCGCTTATTAATGACGGCGATGCGCTGCGGTTGGCGGTGAAGCTGGGTATTGATTTAGTCCGACTCAACCTACCAACAGGTGTTGGGATTAGTGCTTATGATGGGAAAGCACCTTCAGCATTTGAGAAATACACCGATGACCCCTACGCCGCAACCAGACGTGCAATCGTCCGTGCTGCTGCGGAGATTGGTAAACGGATGGATAGCAAAGATGAATAATCAAAAAGTCGTAGAGCTGGCGCAAAAGGTTTTGAGTGCAGCTGAAGCAAAGATTTGCTGCGTTTAAAAATGAATTGTTTAAATTGTTTAAACGCCGACTTTAAGACAAAAAAAGAAATGACGGTGTTAAAGTTTTCGTTATGTAAGAAAGACGAAAATTATAGATTTTTTTATATTTATAAAGACCAAAAAAAAGAATGTGAAACAAAATTTAAACAATGCAGTGATGACGTATTGAAGAAAAGAATTGAATTTTTTAACAAAATTTAAAGGAATATATGAAAAGCTTGAATTTTTTAGAATTAGAGGATTTAATTATTAAATGGTCGACTGACAGAAAGATCATTCAAAACAGCAATTCAAAAACTCAGATGTTAAAAGCAATGTCAGAGTTAGGAGAGCTTGCGGATGCAATTAACAAACGTGATACAGCTGGAATTGTGGACGGTTTGGGCGATGTTATTGTTTGTTTGATTAACGTTGCGCAGATTGAAAAAATAGGAAGTTTAGAAGGTTGTTTAACTGCTGCATACAACGAGATTAAAGACAGAAAAGGTTATTTGAACCAGTATGGCGTTTTTATAAAAGAGTAAAAATGAGCAATTTAAAGATAATTTATAAAAATATTGATGATTTGCTGCCTTATGCGAGAAACAGCCGTACTCATTCAGATGCTCAAGTTTCGCAAATTGCTGCAAGTATTCGTGAGTTTGGGTTCACCAATCCTGTTTTGATTGATGAGCATGGAAGCATAATCGCTGGTCACGGCCGTGTGATGGCTGCTCGTAAATTGAAATTAACGGAAGTGCCAACGATTATGCTGTCGCACCTGAGCGAGACCCAGCGCCGAGCTTACGTTATAGCTGATAACAAATTGGCGCTAAATGCTGGCTGGGATGATGAAATGTTGCGAATCGAGATTGAAGATTTAAAAAGCCTTGATTTCGATATAAGTACGCTTGGATTTGATGATGATGAAATTAACAGTTTGTTTGGAAATGAAATTTCGGAAGGATTGATTGACGATGATGACATACCAAATGTGAAAGCAGAATCTGTTACAAAGAATGGTGACATTTGGATACTTGGTAGCCATAGGTTAATGTGCGGAGATAGTACAAACATTGATAATGTAAGCATGTTAACTAAAAACAATAAAATAGACCTTGTCTTTACAGATCCAATGTACAACGATGAAACAAAAGGTTTTTTGAATGTAATTGAGTGCATTGACGTTAAAAATATTGTTTTAATGACAACTTTTAAGCAAGCAATAAGTGTATTAAATAGTACAGGATGGGATTTTAAATTTGATTGTATTTTATATTTTAAAACTCCTTCATCAATGATGAATAAAAAGGTTCCTTATTATCATCATAAAAACGTTTTTTATTTAACAAAATCAAGCAATGATGATTCTATTTTTAGTTGCGACAATGCAAAAGGTGCGTTTTCTGAAAATGGTTATTATCCTTCTGTCATTGAGGCAAAAAAAAATACAAACGAAGAACATGGATTATCAAAGCCTATTGATTCAATAGTTAAGCTTTTAAGCGGATATAAAGCAAAATCTGTTATTGATTTATTTGCTGGTTCTGGGTCGACGTTAATAGCATGTGAAAAAACAAATAGAATTAATTACAGTATAGAGCTTGATGAAAAATACTGCGATGTGATTGTAAAACGTTGGCAAGAATTTACAGGAAAAAAAGCAAAACTAGAGGCAACAGGACAATCTTTTGACGATTTAGCAGTTGATTTAATTGCAGGTGTAAAATGAGCCTTACACCGAAGCAAGAGAAGTTTGCGCAGGCTATTGCTGACGGCATGACGCAAGCAGATGCATATCGATCGGCTTTTAACGTAAAGCCAACTACAAAGCAAGGTGTTGTTTATGTAAAAGCATCTGAGCTAATGCGTGATGGTAAGGTTTCGGTAAGAGTTGATGAGCTGAAGTCAGCGCTTGCATCAAAAGCACTTTGGACACGCGAAATGAGCGTTAAAGCACTCGTTGCAGCATATCGAGAAGGTAAGCCTTCAGACAAAATCAGTGCAGTTAAAGAGCTTAACGCGATGCACGGCTTTAATGCGCCACAAAAGATTGACGTTAAGGCAGACGTTGCTGTGTCAGCAATTGATGTGAGCAAGTTATCAACTGAAGTTCTAAAGCAGATTGTCGCAGCAAAAAATGATTCTGACTGAAGCCGACCTTATCGCTGTTGAGCGTGAATTGTGCAGACGCTCACTTGCTGAGTTCGCAAAACGTGCTTGGAAAATCTTAGAGCCTGGCGCAGAGCTAAAGTGGGGCTGGGCATTGGATTCAATTTGCTTGCACTTGGAGGCGGTCACAGACGGTCAATCACTCGCCTGCTGATGAATGTACCACCAGGTTCTATGAAGTCGCTTTTGACTGGTGTTATTTGGCCTGCATGGGAGTGGGGTCCGAGAGGGATGCAAGAGATGCGCTTCATTGGTACAGCGCATGAGGAGCAACTCGCAATCCGAGACAGTCGTCGGTGTCGTGATTTGATTAAGTCTGAGTGGTATCAATCGCTCTGGCATGTGCAATTGGCTGCGGATTTAGATGGTAAGCGAGAGTTTGGAAACGTGCACAAGGGTGTGCGGCAGGCTCGTTCGTTTACATCAATGACAGGTGTACGTGGCGACAGAATTATTCTGGACGATCCGATCTCGGCGCACAATGCAAATAGTGCGGCTGCTCTTGAGGATGCTCGCATTGCTTTCACTGAGACATTGCCAACACGGGTAAACAACGAGAAATCTGCAATCGTTGTGATTATGCAGCGACTGAGTGAAAAGGATGTTTCTGGCGTCATTTTAGATATGAAGTTGCCATATGTTCATCTTTGCATCCCAATGCGTTTTGAACCGTCCAGGCGGTGCGTAACAGAGATTGGCTGGGAAGACCCTCGCACGATTGAAGGCGAATTGATGTTTCCAGAGCGGTTCAGTGAAACCCAGGTTGCCGAACTTGAGAAGACGCTTGGAACATACGGCACTGCGGGTCAATTGCAGCAGCGTCCAGCTCCTCGCGGCGGTGGCGCGATCAAGACTGAATGGTTCCATTACTGGGCAGCATTGCCAGCGCTTGAGTTCAGATTTATTACAGTAGACACAGCGCAGAAAACAGGGCAGCAGAACGATTATTCTGTTTTGCAGTGCTGGGCAAGAACAGCAACAGGCAAGGCGATTAAACTAGACAGGATTAGAGGGAAGTGGGAATCTCCAGAATTGCTTACACAGGCTCGTGCGTTTTGGCTGAAGCATTTGCATGATGAGCGACAGCTTGCGCAACGTGCAACATTGCGTGGTATGTATGTCGAAGATAAGGTGTCAGGAACCGGATTGATTCAGACATTGCGCAGAGAAGGATTGCCAGTTATACCAGTGCAGCGCAATAAGGATAAGATTACACG